TTAAGTCAAAAAGATTATAGTGAAATCTTAATTTTGATTGATAAAGCATTAGAGCAAACCACGGAATTTCAACCTACATTTAAAATCAAAGATGTTGAGTTCGGATTTATTCCAAACTTTGATAAAATAACAGCGGGAGAATATCGTGATTTAACTTTGTACAGTGAAGACGTAGCAGAAATGCACAAGTTAATGGCGGTACTTTTCAGACCGATTAAAAAAAGAAAGTGGTATCAATGGTTTTATAAAAGAAACAATTACAAGATTGTAGAATACAACGGAACGGAGAAAAGAGCGGAGGTAATGAAGTATATGCCTTTGTCAATTGTAAACGGTGCGCTTGTTTTTTTTTCGAATTTAGCGAACGAATTAATCGAATATACCCAGAAATATACAGCGGAGGAACAAGCGAGGGCAAACACGCCAGCGACTACTTCGAAAAATGGGGGTGGGATGCAACGATTTTTCAAATGTGTAAAGGCAAAATTTGGAAGTTGGATAAAGTTTTGAAAACAAACATTCATGAATTTCATTTATTCTTAGCTCACAAAATTGATGCACAGAAATTGAAACACAAGATTATGAACAAGAATAGTAATACTATTGAATTATGAACCAGTTAACAGAACTTTACAGCTACATAAAGCAATTAGCCGAGGCGGATAGTCAGGTTAATAAAGTAACCAAAAAGCAAGATTTAGCAAAGGAGACTTTATTCCCTTTGGTTAATGTTATTATTGAATCTGGAGGGTTTACAAATGGAAGTACGGTTAATTTCAATGTAGAATTATCTTGTTTCGATATCCGGAACATTAATAAAGAAATCCAAACTGATGACTTTTGGGGGAATGATAATGAAGTAGATAATCATAATTTAGCAATTGCGGTTTTAAATAGACTTTGGAATAAAATGTATATTGATTTTGAAGAGAATAATATAACAGCAAGTGAAAACCCAGCGTTTGAATTGGGAAGTTTTGAAGCTCCGAAATTGTTGGACGGTGCAAGGTTAACCTTTTCAGTAGAAGTGCCAAATACAACTATTAACTTATGTCAGTAGTCAATGAATTAGAAAAGTTTGGAAAGTATGTAGTACAGCAATCGAAATCTAATCTTTCAAAGAAAAAGAAAAAAGACACTTCGAATCTTTACAACGGAATTAAATTTGAAATTACAAAAGAAAAAGATGCTACTACTTTAACTTTCGATTTTGGCACGGCGAATGATTATTGGCAGTTTGTAGATAAGGGAGTGAAAGGAGTTTCAAGTAGTGCAAAAGCCCCGAACAGCCCGTTTAAGTTTGGAACAGGAACAGGCAAAAGTGGAGGGCTTACAAAAGGCATTAACGGTTGGGTTGCACGTAAAAGAATACAGTTTCAAGATAGAAAAACAAAGCAGTTCCTATCATACAAGGCAACCGCATTTTTAATTATACGTTCGATTTGGAACAAAGGTTTAGAAACAACAAACTTTTTCACAAAGCCTTTTGAACAGGCTTTTAAAAGAGTGCCCGACGATATATATGCAGCTTATGCCTTGGAAGTAGAAGAACAATTAAAAGTAAGATTAAAATGATAAAAACACTTTCGCCATATTACGTTACTATTCCATTTGTCAGTCCTTTGACGGGGGTTACTTGTTCGAAATATACATTAAAGATTTACGTTTGGGATGGATTGAAATCTACCGTTCCATCCGTTGCAAGTTATTTGATGACAAAGACCAATCCGACAAGCTCCACGGGTAGCGACAAGATTAATATCTCACGTTTAATAAACGACTTTATAGACTTCGCACCGAATGAGAGCAACCAGCGTTGGTGCAAAACCTCGGTTACTTATGATAGTTCCACGATTGAAGAGTTACAAACTATTAACTTGGTAGTTCGTGGTTATGGTTATGGAATGGAGGGGCAAAATCCTGATATACCAGTGAACAGAATCTTAATGCAAGGCAATGAATTTAAAGTAAACCGTGAGGGTGTTTTCAATTTACCAATCAAAGTCTTAGAGCCAACTTCGACAATAAACGCAGTTAATGAAACCGTTGATATTTTCTTTCAAGATACAATAATAAACGTTTTGACTAACGATAATTTAGGATTTGCTCCGACTTCAATAATTGGAATAACAACTACAATGCCAGCGAGTGTTGGCACTTTGTCAATTGTTGGAAGTACGGTGAAGTTTACAAAAGGCACGGCATTTACAACACCACAGACTTTCACTTATACCATACAAGATAGCCTTTTGAATCAAGATACTGCTACGGTAACTTTGAATATTAGCGCGGTTCCATCTTTACCAACAGCAGTAAATGAAACGTATAATTTGAATAATGCCGATGTTATAGATTTAATGGTATTGTCAAACGATGCCTTGGGGGTAACGCCTACAACTATAACAGCAATTAATACAACAGGAATCACAACTGGAAGTATCGCCATAACAGGCTCGGGAAGTAAACTGACTTTTACACCGAATGGAGCAATTGAAAGCGGAGAAACATTTACCTATACCATTACAGACAGCGCTTCGAATACAAGCACGGGAACGGTTACTTTAAATATTACTGAAGCTGTAACTTTGACTACAGCTTATTACACAGCGGCTTTAGTTGATATATTAGGAGAAGTAACATACATAAACGAATTTGATGTAGTTGTAGTTTCTGACGGAATAACAACGTCAGAATGTAGAGAAATAATTTATAAAGAATTAATTTCCAGCTATGGAGTAATACCTTGTACACCATGATAACAGTAAAATCCTATCCAAATAACGAAATAGACTATTCAATAGTCGAGCCTACTTCCATCAAAAGTGGCGAAATGGTAAAGAACATCTTTATAGATGTTAGCGAAGCCGTGACCGATGAATATATAGAAATTAGTTTTAATAGCGAAACTATCACACTATTAATCCAAGACGAATGTAGATACACGCCCTTAGACATTGCGTTCCAAAATAAAGAGGGTGCGCTTCAATTCCTGACTTTTTTCAAAGCAAAAACAGAAAGCCTAAACATTACAAGTGAAGAGTTTGAATCCGATCGAGGCCAGCCTTTATTCGGCAACCATCAATTTGTAACTTACAACGTGCAAGGAAAAAGCAAGTTTAAAATGAACAGCGGATTTGTAAGCGAAGCTATGAACGAAACATTTAAACAGTTGATGCTATCCGAGAGGGTTTGGAGTTACAAGAATGGAACTTATACGCCTTTGAAATTAGGTAGTAAAAGTTTAGAATATAAGTCAAGGCAAAAAGACCGACTGATTAATTATGAAATCGAGTTTGAGTACGCATTTAACGAGATAAACAATGCTTAAAATATATATCGAAAATGATTTGCTGGATTTGTTCCAAGACGAAAGCATAGAGCTGAATAGTTCTATTGCTAACGTGAATGATATTACAAAAAATACAACCGATTATGCGAAGTCTTTCACCGTTCCAGCTTCAAACAATAATAACAAAATATTCAAACATTATTACGATGCAAATATTGACAATGCTTTTGATGCTCGGGTAAAGGTGAACGGTCGGATTGAATTTGACGGAATGCCTTTCAGGTTTGGTAAATGGTCACTTGAAAAGGTGATTTTGAAACAGGACAAGCCCTATTCTTATTCTATAAATTTTGTAGGGAATCTGGTATCTTTAAAAGACAAATTAAAAAATGATGAACTTTCTATTTTAGACTTCCCATTATTAGACCACAATTATAATAGTGATACGGTTAAAAGTTTACTTCAAAATAACGGTGATGTTATTTATAATTTGTTCGTTAAAAAGCAATTATACTACAACCCAACAAGTTCGACCGTTATTCCTACTTCCATCAATATAGCACACGCAACGGGCGAGGGTGTAGACTGGACTTATTTAAACCCGTCGATTAGATTAATCAAAATAATTGAAGCGATTGAGACGAAATACGAAATTAATTTTAGCCGTGATTTTTTTGATAGGATTGAATTTCAAAATTTATTTTTATGGGTAAATAATACAAGCGTAATTTCAGGAAAAGGAATTAATGAGGTTAAAATAGATTTTACAAATTTTGGAACAATTACATCCGAGGCTGGTACACTAGATTTAGTAGAGGACACATTTGTTATGGGTGGTCGAAGTATAAAGATAGCTATAAAGGTAACACCGAGCGCAGGATATGAAACTGTAGTTTATGAAATCGAAAGGAGAAAAGATGGAGACTCGGCTGGAAAAGGCACAAATTATACAGGAGAAAAAACGGCAAGGTTTGGCAATTTTGAAAAAAATAGTTCTATAAAACATACCTTTCACGTTTTATCAAATAAAGAATTTAAATTTACGACTACTTTAACTATTGAGTTTATATACGGGGGCGACCCCAACCAAGTGGCAAGTTTCCCCGAACAAACAATCGGAGCGAATTTCATCATTAAGAACAACCTACCAAAAATTAAAATAATTGATTTTCTTAAAGGTTTGTTTTCGATGTTTAAACTCGTGGTAATTTCAGACGATAACGAAAACCTTTACATTGATACAATCGATAATTATTATGCAACGGGCAAACTTTGGAATATTACAAGGTATGTGAAAACCGATACCTTAGAAGTTTCACGTGGCAATCTTTTAAATGAAATTAAATTTACACATAAAGAGCCTGTGACGATTTTAAACAATCAATTTAAAAAATCCAACGGGATTGGCTATGGTGATGCTGAAATATTAATGACAGACGATGGCACAAAATCTGGCAAACCTTTAGAGGGTGAAGCGTTGACTTTTGAGTTACCATTTGAGCAGTTTGTTTACGAAAGATTGAAAGACGAATCGAGCACAGAGCCGTATCCAAACAATATGACTAATATAATGTGCGGTGCAATAATCGACGATAAATTCGAACCCGTGAATCCAAGCCCTCACATTTTTTATAATGTCAACACTTTTCACTCAGGCTTCCCAATTGGTTACATAAATGATTTAGGTGTTAAAGAAATTTTAAACACGACGATCAACACACCGTCACACTCTATTGATTGGGCAACGCCGCAATACAATCTAACATTTGGTATTGAATATAACGAATGGGATAATATTAAAAGTGAAAATACACTTTACCAGAATTATTATAAGAATTATATCACGTCGATTTTTAATCCTAAAAGACGGTTGTTTAAATATAACGCGATACTTCCTTTAAGGATTTTATTACAATTGAAATTAAACGATATTTTAGAAATTAAGAATAATTATTACCGTATTGACAATTTTAATATTAACTTATTAACCCGGGCGGTAACGTTAAATTTAATCAACGCTTTTGATGCCGTAATAAACGGATTTACTTCAAATGTAAATGAACTAATTGCGGACTATTTAGAACAAACGCAATCCGTTTCTATTCCAAATATCGGTAATAGTACAGTGGCAGTCGACGATGATACTTGGTTGAGCGCAACAATTGAGGGTACGAATGTCTTTGTAACTTTTTTACAAAATAACACGGGGCTTCCACGTTTCAATAACGTGACGGTTACTAACTTAGAATCGTTACAAACGATTGAAATATTCATAACTCAAAATGCAGGGGTGGTGGAATTTGATAATGACGAAATAACTTTTGATAATCTTTTAATAACTTTCGATAATGGCTAAACAAACAATCTTTTTAGGAACAACCTCAAACGACGGAACAGGAACAACGCTCCGAGCGGGTGGAGATATGATAAACGATAATTTCGATGAAGTCTATTCATTTACGGGATGGGAACAAATAACAGACACTACTTATACGGTGGGTTCGCCATTGGTGATTTTATCTGGAGTGACGGGCAAAATCCAAACGGGTACTGTTACTAAAATCCAAACGCAACTTCCAACGGGTGTGGCTACTTTTTGGGATGCAACAACGGACAAACTTTTAGCCGTAAATAATGGCGACGCTTTTACTTTGTCTTTAAGATTTAAGGCAAAAATGAATGTTGCTAATGGTATATGTGATATTGCAATTAATATTGGTGGAACTTTAAATAAAATTTCAGACGAAACTATTTTATTTTCAAAGGGTTCAGACGTGGAGCAGAATTTTGATATTGATTTGTCTTATTTTACAGGCAGTACATTTTTGGCAAACGGCGGAACAATTGAAGTAATACCGACAAACGGAGACGTTAGCATTTACAATATTGTTATGGTAGTAATTAGAACGCACAAAGGAAAATGATAATAGCAGAAATTATAAAATTATTACAAAGTCACCACTTTAAAGGAGCAGGTAAATTCACTGATATAGCAAAAGGAAGAGCAAAATGGCAATTACAAAAGAAGTAAACATAGTAGTTAAGGAGAGTGGAATGGACAAAGTCAATCAGTCTATTCAACAGCTCGAGAATGCGGTTCACGATACGGAACAAGCGACAAAGAGTTTTAAAACTCAAATGCGTGAAGCCAATGAAGAACTTTTAAAAATGTCGCAAAAGTTTGGCGAGACTTCGCAAGAAGCCGTACAAGCTGCTAAAAAAGTTGCAGACTTGAAAGACCAGATGGGATTAGCTAACGATTTAGTCAATCAATTTAACCCCGATCAAAAGTTCCGAGCACTTGGAGCGGCAACTCAATTAGCAGGAACTGGGTTTCAAGGTTTGACGGCAGGGGTTGCATTATTAGGCGACGAAAGCGAAGAGACACAACAGAAACTTTTGCAAGTGCAAAGTGCGATGTCTTTTGCTGATGCAATTAGCAATCTTTCAAACCTTGGCGACCAATGGACGCTTTTAAAAACCTCGATTAATACCAGCACTTTATTTACAAAAGCAAACACAGCGGCAACGGGTGCGGCGGCAATAGTTCAAAAACTATTCACAGGAAGTGTGGCAACAACCACGGGAGGCTTCAAGCTTTTAAGAGGTGCAATTGTAGCCACGGGGATTGGTGCATTAATTGTTGCCGTTGGTTTAGTAGTAGCGAATTTCGACAAATTTAAAAAAGTACTTTCAAATATCGGATGGCTTACGGCCGTTGGTGATGCGATTAGCGATATTGTAAATTCTGTAACGGACTTCTTAGGATTTACCTCGGAATCTGAAAGGGTTTTGGATAAACAAAAACAAGTAGCTGAAAAATCTTTAAAACAAAACGAAAGTTATTTAAAGAAAAATGAACACAAACTATCTGAATCCAGAAAACGTGAAATCGAATTAAACAATGAGCATTTTCAAAGGATTGTAGACGGTGAAATGAGCAAAGAAGAATCCTTAAAGATACTTCGAGAAAAGGCAGATATTGATAAGCAAAAAGCACAAAAGGAAGCAAACGAGAAAGCTATAGAAGCGCAAAAGAAAGCAAACGAGAAAGCAAAAGAAGCTGAACAAAAAAGACTTGACGATGAAAAAGAAAGGGTTGAAAAAATATTAGATGCCAAAAGAGAAGAGTTACAAAAATTCAATGATTTAGAAAAAGAATTTGAACAGCAAAGAGAAGATGAAAGAATTAAGAAATTAATAGCTGAAGATGAATCTAAAAAAAATGTAACAAAAGGCTTAGAATCTGCTTTACAGGCAAGAAAAAACGGATTAGCAACGGAAGTGGCAATAGAGGAAGAGGCTAAAAGACAAAAGGAAGTTATTGCCGATGCAAATATGAAAATAGCTACTTCAACTGTTAATCTTTTATCACAGTTAGCAGGTAAAAATAAAGCACTTCAAAGAGCAGGTATAGTTGCATCTGCAGGGATTGGTATTTATAGTGTAATCAAAGATACACAAGCAGCAAATATGGCAGCTATTGCACCTCCACCTTTAGGTTTGGGTCCAATAGCAGGGATAGGTTTACAAACTAAAAATACAATACAAGGAGCTTTATCAGTGGCTTCCATAACAGCAGCGAGCGCAAAGGCTTTGGCTTCGGTTGGCGCAGGGGGTTCGGTAAGTGGAGGCAGCACAGGCGGAGGCGCAGCACCCCAAGCCCCATCTTTCAATCTTGTGCAAGGTACAGGCAGAAATCAATTAGCTGAAAGCATAGGGCAACAAGCACCAGTCAAGGCTTTTGTAGTGGCAAGGGATATGAGTACAGGGCAAGAAATGGACAGAAATATTATTAAAAGCGCCTCGTTATAAAAAAACTTTGTGCAAAATCAAAACAAAAAGAACTTTTTTTTATTATTAATAAAAACACCATACAAATGAAAGTAGAAGAAATAAAATTAGCGTTTGAAACGAATGTGCAGTTTGCATTGATTGATGATGCTGAAAAAGAGCTATACAAAGGTATTTCTATTTTTAATACAAGTCGCCAAAACGTAACTAAAGAAACTTTAAAATTTAAAGAAGCTGTTTCAATTTTTGAAAATTCTTTAAAACAATATAACGTATTTATTGCAAAAGCAAAAGAAATAGGGGTTGACCCAAAAAAAGGTGTTGATGGACTTAGTTCAGTAAATCAATATATAAAAGATGCTAATTTACATTATAATACATTAATGAAATTATAATATGAAAACATACCAAGCACAATACGACCCATTAAAAAACAAAGGAGTGTATGGCATTTCTTTAGTTGAAAATCCAGCAATGGAGGGGTTATTTATTGCGCTATCAAAAGACGAGCCTTTGCAGTTAAAAGAAATAGACAAAGAACAAAGGATTTTAATGGGGTTGGTTTTAGAACCAAATAAACCAATTTATAGAAACCAAAACGGTGAGGAGTTTAATATTGTTTTCAATGAGGAAACAATCAAAGATTTAAGCTATGGTTTCTTTAAAAATAACAACCACGGAAATAGCACAATCGAGCACGATGTTAAACAGAACATCCAAGGGGTAACGTTTACAGAATCTTGGATAGTTGAAAATCCTAAAATCGACAAGTCAACTAACTTTGGATTTGAATATCCCAAGGGAAGTTGGCTGGCGGTTATGAAAGTTGATAGCGACGAAATCTGGAACGATTATGTAAAAACAGGCAAAGTGCAAGGATTTAGCATTGATGCTATGTTATCCTTAGAAGAAGTAAATTTAAAAACAAATATAGAAATGAATAACACAAACACGTTATTGGAAAAGATTTTGTTGGCTTTGACACCATCAAAAAAAATCCAATTAGGAAGTATGATGCTTGCCGATGGTTCGCTTAAAATCGAATGGGATGGCGAAGTATTAAGCGAGGGTTTATCCGTATGGGTAATGGCTGATGATGGCACGAAAGTACCCGTACCAGTTGGAGAGCACCCACTTGAAGATGGTACTATCTTAATCGTAGAGGTTGAGGGTATCGCGAAAGAAATCAAACCAGCGGTTGAAGAGGTTCCACAAGAAGAAGAGCCAGCACCAGCACAAGATTTAAACGACGGAAAAGTTTCAAATGATGCTAAAATAGCTTCCGAAATCGAAAGCGCAATTAAAAGCATTTTGATTAAATACACCGCGCAAGAGCAAAGAATAGCAGAATTAGAAAATCAAGTTACAGAACTTGGCAAACAACCAAGCGAAAAGAAAATCGTAAACACTTCGACTGTAAAAGTTGATTTATCGAAAATGACAAAACAAGAAAGAATTTTTAACGCAATAAACAAACAAAAATAAATGGCAACAACAGTAACAGTAACTTCTAACTATGCAGGTAAAGAAGCAGGGGCAATCGTAGGACAGGCTTTTAAAGAAGCCGACACTATTGCAAAAGGATTTGTAACACCTTTTGAAAACGTAAATTTCAAATTGAATTTACGAAAAATTCAAATGACGGGCGGTAAAAGAGAATACACTTGTGGACACGTTCCATCTGGTGCAATCACTTTGAGCGAAAAAGTATTAGAGCCTAAAAAGTTTAAGGACGATTGGGAAGTTTGTAAAGAGGATTTCAGAGCGCAATGGTCTGAAGAGACTATGGGGGCAAGCGCACACAATGAAAGCGCACCAAAAGATATCATGGATGCAATCCTTGTTGAAAAATTAGGGCAAACAGCTGAGGAATTGGATGACAACATTTGGAACGGTGACGCAACTAATGCGGACGAGTTCGACGGATTATTGAAACAATTCTTGGCAGATGCAACTGTTATAGACGTGGATTTAGACACGGTAACAGAAGCAAATGTAGAAGCTATGTTGAAATTGGCCTTAGCCGCTATCCCAGTGGATATCCGTAGAAAAACTTTGAAAATCGGAGTTTCGCCTGATGTATTTATGTTTTACGGTTTTTGGTTAGCTTCAAAAGGTG